TTGATGGTGTCCGTGCTCATAACTTCGACATGATTCTCTTTACAAAACTTGACCGTTGGTTCAGGAATATCGGAGACTATCACAAAATTCAGGAGATACTTGAAGCAAACGGAGTCCAGTGGAAGGCGATCACGGAGTCCTACGACACCACCACCACGAACGGCCGCCTGCACATCAACATCCGTCTGTCCGTTGCACAGGATGAGTGCGATCGTGACAGCGATCGAATCAAAGACGTATTTGCGTACAAACTGAAGAATAAAACCTATCTTTCCGGTTCCCTTCCTCGTGGTCTGAAACTGGATGATGAGAAGCACGTTATCATTGACTCGGAATGGAAGCAATTTGTTCTTGATATGTTCGATCATTTTGAGCAGACCAATTCCAAGAGGGGGACGTTGCTCTATCTGAAAGAAAAATACGGAATCTATTTGTGTTATGACACTATTTCCCGGAATCTTCGCAACTCTCTGTATAAAGGGATGTATCGTGATGACCCTGATTTTTGCGAGCCTCTAATCGAGCCAGAGCGATTCGACCGTATTCAGGTTTTAGGAAAACGGAACGTGCGTCAGCGTTACTCTAACCGAACATATGTCTTCACTGGACTTCTGATCTGTTCTTCCTGCAATCATTATCTTGTCGGCCAGACAACTCACCGAACTCTTTCTGACGGAACCGAAAAGCACTATCCGTCGTATAGGTGCAATCAGAGGTATCAGTCACATAGTTGTGATCGGAACCGCAGTTATCGTGAGGATTATGTCGAAGAATACCTTCTTCAACATATCCGCCCTGCTCTGTCCGAGTATGTGGCAGAATACGAAGTGACCGGAACGAACCCTGCTCGGAAGAATCCTGCTGCTGAAGCTGCGAAGATACGGACTAAGATGCAGAAACTGTATGAACTGTACATGGATGACTTGATTGATCGTGATACATATAAAAGGGATTATTCCGCTTTTCAGGAGAAACTGAAAGAACTGGATTCCATTGTTGTTGCTCCTTCTCGTGATCTCGCTGATCTGAAGAAGCTGCTTGAACAGGATTATGAGGAGATATACAGAACATTTTCTCCGCAGGAGAAGAATGCTTTCTGGAAGTCCTTCGTGCAGTCAATCACTGTTCACGAGGACGGAGAAATGGATATTGTTTTTTTATGATCTTGTTTCTACTAACTATGCACCGCCTGTCGGTACTGCGTAGTTAGTAAAAACGATTCTTTTGTGCAGTTTTGCTTTTCTCTGGCTCCGATCAGGGCGAGATCTGGACTTCGTAAAAGGCAAATTGCACAAAAAGAGGGCCGAACAGGGAACTGCTCCCTGCCCGGTCCTCTTTTACTTTCTCATCTTATTTCTTCAGATAACTCTTTGAGCTGAATCCGATGTACTCAACACCGTCGAGAGTGACTGTGATGTATAACCACTTCACTCCGTTGTATGTGGTGTAATAACCATAGTTATGCACTTCAGTTCCTGCTGGAATGACGCACAATGCTTTCTTGTTGCTTCCTGCATCGTTTCTGCAATACAGCGCATCGGTTGTCTTGTAAGTTCCTGCAAGGCTTCTGTCATAACTCTTTGCATAGCAAGTTGACTTCACGGTCTTTGTGATCGGCTGGTCTTTTGACTGTGGTTTGGTTGTAGTTGCTGCGGAGCCGTTCAGAATCCTGTTGACCTCTGCCTGAATGACTGCCGGGTCATATCCTGCCGCCTTCAGAGCAGTTGATCTTTCAGGGTCATTTCCCCACTGACCTGCAATGACCTCGTGAGCTACTGTTGAAGTGCTCTTGCCCGGTGTCTGAACCGGATGACTCTGCGCTGCATCGGAATCATACTTCGGAGTGATGAATCCTCTGATATATCTTCCGTTGATGGAGATTGTTCTCTTCTTGACTGCATTTCCATAATTGCCTTCAGTTACAACAAAGTAACCGGATGCCTGATTGACATAGGTTACTGTTCCAACATGGTCAGGAGTTCCGGTGTTGTCTCCGACTCCATTGTCCTGCCAATCATACAGAACTGCCTCTCCCAGCTTCGGAACGTGTGCGTCGTTCTCTTCCCACACTCCCATCGCTTTCGCTCTCTCGATCAGATAATAGCAACTAATCTCAATCGGCATGATCGGAGTATATTTGAGGGCAACTGCCAGTGCGGACCATGTACACGCACACCACGCCCATCCATATTCCATTTTCACGTTTCTCGGAAATGCTCCGGTGAAACTGTTGTAAATGTCAATGATGTTCTTGTATGAACCGTCTGCTTCTTTCTTGCCGACCCAGCTTTCTGCCAGATCGACAACTGCCTGTCTCGAATACATTGTCTTTTCTTCCTTTCCTGAATCTGTTTCGTCTTTGACATACTGCTTTATCCAGCGGACGCAGCACTCATGCCTGCTCTGGAACTTCTTGTCCCCGACCTGATTGTTGTTGCTTGTGTCCTGCTGATCGAGCAGGAGGGATGTGAAGATCGTGTCCGGTGTGTATGGCTTCGACGCTCTGCCGAAGATTCTCTTCACTGGTCCCAGTCCTCCGAGATGTTCGATCTCACACCACATCATCTGCGCTTTGATGTCAGTCACTCCATATGCTTCTGCGCTCTTGATGTATGTGTTCATCAGTTCAGAGAACAGTTCGTCCTGACACTTCTTCCCGGCCGCCGTGGTGATGATCGCGATCAGTGCCTTCTTCTCCGCTGCTGACGGATTCCATCCAGTTGCCTCCCAGTCAACGGACAACTTCTTTTCAATGCCTGCCGTATCTGCCTTTCTGAATGCTGTGGCATCTGCGTTTAGAATCATCTTGCAGAGTCTTCTGCCTTCGTTTCCATAGTTCTGCGCCCATCCGAGAGTACAGGTCTTCTCGTTTGCGGAGTTCGCCGCCTTGCCTGCATATGCTGCATAGTTCTGGCCGCCGTAAATCTGACCACCTGATTCCACTCCGCCGATGATCTTTGCCAGTATTTCAAGATGTTCTTTTTTCATATCCTGATACCTCCACAAAAAGAGGCGGATTGCTCCGCCTCCTGTTCCTTGCTGTTCTTACTGCTCGTCTTCGTCTTTAATGTCATTCACTTCCAGAAGCTGTCCTTCTCCGATTTCGACGTTTGCCGCATCGGTCAGACCTTCTCCGATGATGTATGCGATCACGGATGCACCTGCCATGATGATAGCAGTCACCTGTGTTGCAGTGTTCTCTGCTCCGCCTGTTGCTACGATCATCATAGAGACGAAGGACGCAACTGCTGTCCATAATTTTCTACTTGTCAGTTTCTTCATCCAGTTAATGTTTTTCATGTTCTTTTCCTCCTTGAAATTATACAACTGCTTTGATTGCCTGTTCATTCAGGAAATCTTTCTGTTCATGTTTTACTTTCTGCGCGTATTCGAGAGCTGCGTGCATATCTCCGTTGCAATGAGCATCGGGAATCCTCTGGACGGCTCTGGCCGTTGCCTCTCCCAGTGCCAGAGAAGCGTTGATGCAGTTAATGATGCAGAGTTCGCTCTGCTCTCTGGCTCGCTCTCTTTCATCAACCTTTGCCTGTCTTGCCTCTCTTTCTTTGCGTTCCTTCTCTGCTCGCTTCTGAATGTTCTGCTCGATCAGCCAGAAACAAAAGCCTGTTATTGCTGAAGGAATGCTCGCCGCAATGACGATCGCTGTCATGTCCACCTTTCTCACCTCCTTGTTTTGGTTACTGTACATTCATGTACTGGCAATTCTTGCACGGCTCCTGTCCGGCCGGGATGTGGTAGTCCTGACATTCACCGCATGAACCAAAAACAGGACACTCCGGTCCCCGGCACTCTTCAAGAGTTCTCCGGCAATGACCGTCATGTCCTGCGTGACTGCACTGGAAATTATTCTTTCGGTGCGTCCTGTTCTTTCTTTGCCTCAATGATCTCAGCCTTCTGGTCTTCGGTAATCCATCCCCTTGTCACCGCATTTTCCAGACCTGTGTCATTCAACCTTCCTGCAAGGTACAGTTTTTTCAGACGCTTATACATTCTCTTCACCTCCCAAACTTGCAACGATGAGGTCATCCACGATGCCGCTCAATTCTTCGTTGCTGGCTTTCAGTGCTGCATTCTCATCCTGAAGTGA